TTAAAACGATGATTATAAATATTTTGTGAAAAATCAGAGTTATAGTTAAGATAAAAATCAAGGAGATTAAAATCTAAATTTTTTTGATTTGATTCTTGAATATTATTGTAAAGAATATTAGTATAATTGTAATCATAGTTTTCTTCTAATAAATAATTTCTATTTTTAATTGTGTTATCGACATTAATAGAATTAATAGAACTACTAAAATATATTTTATTTAAATTACCTAATTTTTTAAAACTTAGAGTTTCTGTTGTTACTTCTTCAGATTGAATATCAAGTTTTATATTTGTATATAAATTTTTTTGAGTAATACCAGTAATAGCATTACCCAATGATAAATAAATCATAGAATTATCTAATCCAGAAGAATTAATAACATTAGTTGAATAAAAATTATTATTAAAACCTAAAATTCTAGAATTTAAATAAGTAAAATCACTAGTTAAATAAATTTTTCCATATTCTTTTGAAAAATAATCATAACCTTTTAAAATAATAAAATTAATACAAATATCAGAATAAGAATCGATAATATTTGAAGTTGAAGAAAAATTTGGATAATTAAAATTATATTTAATAGTAGAAATATTATCAATTTTATTGTATAAAAGAATATTATCAAAGTTATATTTATTATTTTGATTAAATTCAAAAGGAAAAATAGTAGATACATCCATAGCAAATATATGAGAATGTATTGGGCCATAATAATCAAATTTGAATAAATTAGTGAAATTATTTTCATCATAATTAATCAAATTATTAGAAGCAAAATTATTAGTTAAATTAATATTTTTAGGATAAATTTCTAATAAATTATTAGAAATTTCAGTAATATTGCTATTGTTTTGTAATGTAAAACTCAAGTCTATAAAATCAGAAAATTTGAATTTATAATAGTCACTATTTACAAATGGTTTATAAATATTAAAAAAGTAGGATAATCTGGTTAAATTTAAATATGTAGAATCATTAATTCCAATAACTTCATTATCAGTATTATTAATATTTAGAGATATATCATTAATATTAACGAGAGATAGATCAGTTATATTATTAATAGAATTAAATAAATATTGATTATTATTTGTAATATTATTAGTGACACTATATTTTGTAAATATTACTCTAGGTTTATTAAAATCATTATCTTTTTGTATAAATTTAATATTGTGAAATAAATTTTGTTGTGTTAAAAGTGTAACAGAACGTTTATTATCGTCATTGATTTTTGCAGATAAAATTACTCTGTTTTTAAATACTTCACTTGAAAAATCAGTTTCATTAAATACAGAATTACCAAATTGATAGAAATTACTATTTGTTGCTATTTCTCTCGGAATATAAGTTTTAATATTAATTTTTGTTCCAATAAAACTTAGATCATCATTATAATTAGAAGAAAATAATATAAAATGAGTTCTAGACGCATCTACAATATTAGTATATACCATATTTATTATTAATTATATATTAATCAATAATAAATAATTATGATTCTTTATGTATTTAATTTTAATTAGTTAAAGGATCTGTATTATCAAAATACCATTGTGGAGATAAATAGAAAGGTTTAGATTTATGAATACTTGTATTTTCTGCAATAGTTAAATCAGGTCCATCAGATGTAATTCTATATATTTCAAATGTTCCAATTGCATAATTATAGTATCTTAAATTAGAAAGATTGCCTCCAAATCCACCATTAAGATTAATATAAATGTTATCATAATTTTGTTTAACAATATTAGTTAATTTATGTCTTTTTGTTAAAGTTCCATTAACATAAACATCAACTATATTTTGTCCAGTTACTCTAATAACAACACAAACCCATTTTTTTATAGGAATACCATCAACATAAATATCATCATAATATTTATAAGGATTAGTTTTATTGTCGTTATCATGGAATACATTCATTCTAATTAACATTCCTAATACTGGGTATTTTTCTAATAAATTATCAGAAATATTTTTTTTGCCAGTATATAAATAAACTCCGGGAGCATTATTAGGTCCATATACTCCATCTAAAGTATCATCAGATTGGGTGGAAGAACCTTTATGGAAAACATGTTTAAAGTCTTTATTTTCATTGTATGTTAAATCATTTACATACATCCAAAATGCATAAGTAAATTCAGTTCCATCGTATTCATTTTTGCTTCTGTAAATTGGAACAGAATTTTTATCAGCAAATGTTTGCGGAATAGTCATAGATTGAGTAGCATCTTTCATACCTTTGATAATAAAAGGATTTTCAGGGGGAGTTAAAAAGAAAATAATAATTCTACTAAATACATAAAATAAAAATACAAATAAAATAATTATTAGCAATAAGAAAGTTGCTTTTGCTATTAATGTATTAGAATTTAAAAATTCACTTCCAGATGAAAGAAATCTTTCAGTACCATACGGAGTGAAAGCTACTATATTTTTTTTTACGTTTCCTAAAAAATTATTAACGTTATCCATTATTATTATATTTATATTATAATTTTATAATTTTTTTTTGAAACAATAATGATAATTACTTTAATAATTCTCTAAACTAATTATTATTTTTGCTATATAAATTATGATAACAATTTTTTTAAAATATGCTTAAAAAATTGTTATTATTAAGGTTAGATAGTAAATGAGCCTCGTTCTACATCATACTCTAAAAATGATACTTTCAATCCATATTTGTTATAAATAGATTTGGCGAGAGAACTACTAATTCCTTGTTTGTAAATATTATATGCTTCTTGTGGGTTAATAGCATTAGGTTGATATCTGATTCTAGTAATAAATCCTTCAAATCCATTATTTGTACTACCCAAATTTCCAATATAGATATTTTTACGTTTATTATTTTCCATTTTATTTCTATAGATTCCATGTAAAATAAATGAATTTCTTAATTTACCATCAAGATAAACATCAAATGTTTTTGTATCAACAGATAAAGTTAAACAATTCCATTTTTGAATTGGAATATTTTTAATTAAATATCTGGTAAATGTTGTTTTATTTCCAGCGGAACCATCTTTTTCTGAGTATGTTTCAATATCTAAAAATAAGTTATTTTCATATTTATCTAAACCAATATTTAAATTTTTGAAAGGTATAGGTTCAGTAGATAATGCTTCATGAGATGAACTCATACCAATTAGATTATTTTGTAATTCTGGAACTGTTTTGGAATTTGCTTTAGTAGATACATAAAGAATATTTTTTTCATTAGAAATAGCATTACCCCAATTATCAACATAAAACCAAACACTTAACATAAAATTAGAAGTATTATTTTCATTAAAATCTTTATTAGAAATTATATTTTTATTTGTAGCAAAAAATGATTGAACTGCCGAATCTGGTTCTTGAGTATTTGCTAAAAGATTTGCATTGCACATAATGTCATAAATTATATCTGTTGTAAAGAAAATTCTGCTAATTAAGAAAATTACTATTAAAACTAATACAGTTATAATTATAATGTTAGATACTTTCATTATTATTTAATATAAAGTAATATAATATTTTTTATTATATTATTTTATTTTCTGGTTATAATATTTACTAAAATATTAAATTATAATGAAAAGTTTTTTTGTATTTTATCATTTAATCTATCTTGTATAAAATTTACTTCTCCTTCACTAGGTTTTATTGTTAAATCATATATAAATTGAATATTACTTGGTGGTCGAGGAGTATCATAATAAAATATTTCTTTTATACTTCCATGGATTCCATTATCTTCTCCAATACTAATTTTGTCATCATTAAAATAAGGTGGAACATTTTTCTTTGATCCTACTAATTTTCCATCTATGAATACATCAATTGTATTATTTTGATAATTAATAGTGAATAACATCCATTTTTGATATTTAATTTTTTTGGTTTCATAAATAGTATCAGTTTGACTTCCTTCACTTGTTTGAGTTTTAGATTTAATTAATAATTTTCTTTTACGTCCATCATATAATATAACTGGCTTATTAGCATAATTAAATAATTCTGATTCTTTATTATATGCTAAACTTGTATTTTGAGGTTGTGGGTTTAAATAGACATAAAAACTAATACTATAAGTATATTTATAAGAAAATTTTTTATCACCTAAATATCCAATTAATGCTTTAATATTAAATTCTTGACTAGGTTCTTCATCAAATAATGTATATTTAGTAGCAGGTGAAATAATTTTATTTCTAATGGATTTATATTCTGTACTAAAATCTTGATATTTACCAATTACTCTTCTTTTGTCTAAATAATATGGACCTTTCCCTGCTAATAAATCATGTTTATTCATACTACTAATAAATTGAAATAATGACGGTAATCCTATAAATAAAGAAACAAAAATTATTAATAAAATAAATAATAAATATACTGAAGATGGTGTAGATTTAATATCTTTATTTATTTCATCTGCAAATATAACAAGTAAACAAGGAATAAAAAATATAGTGTTTTTGATAATACATAAAAATCTAATAATTCTATTATCCGTATTTTCACAATTTTCAATTACAACTGAAAAACTTTTAGCGAAAATAGATAATATAATAATTCCTATTATTAATCCTAAAATTATTTTTGTAAAAAAATACAAATACTGATAATTATTATATAAATTATATAACAAAATTATAGATAAAACTATTAAGATTATACTTAAGAGTAAGTATGAAAAAAACTTTATTAAGTTTTTTATTGGTTCTACTATAGTATCTTTAAAATTAATAGCATTAAATTTTTTTGTGTCAACTTCATTACCGTTTTTATCTTTTATTTTTTCTTCTGTTACTAATTTTTTACGTTCCTTATTATATAAATCTGAATTAAAAATTTTTCCTGGGTTATTTTCATGTGGTAGAACGGCCAAACCATTCATTTTTTTTTCATAATTATATTCCTGTTCATTCCTATAAACAAAAAAGTAAAAGATACTTATAATAATTGCTCCTAACAGTAATGAAATAATTTGGACGTATTTATCAGGAACATTAATTAAATTTGTTAAAATTACTAAAAGTATAAAAACTAAAGTTAATAAAATACTCACATAATATTTATAATTTGGAGAATTAACAACAATATCTATTATATTTGCAAAATAATCTCTGATAAATTTATATTTTTGCATCAATATTGAAAAAATACCTCCGGTTAATTTTTTTCCTTTTTCTTTTAATTCAGTTAAAGTTAATATTTTTTCTATAGAACTCATGATTATATTATTAATATATTATATATAATAATAAATAATTTATTTATAAATTCTCTAGAGCAGTTTTCTTGCCGTGACAATCTCTACATAATGCCACTAAATTATCTACATTATTTGAACCTCCATATTCTAATTTAGTTACATGATCTACTTCAAACCATGCTGGTAGTTTACATCCACAATGTTTACACTGCCAGTTTTGAGATGAAGCAACAAATTTCTTTTTAGTTTCACTTACAGAACGTTTTGTTGATTTTGAACCATTAAGAATTTTTTTTTGTTGGGCTGTTAAATTATTATATGGGTTTTGATTAACTTGATTATAATTAGTATTTATTGAATCTCCTATTGTTTTTCCAGTAAAATCTATAATAGGTGCTAACATTGACGTAGTTTGTCTATCAACAGGTAGATATTTAATATATCCATTTGCATTTGCAAAAAATTCTTTACTATTTTGAGGAGATCGTTTTAAATAAATATATACACATAATCCAGCAAAAGCAATAAAAGCCATTTTATAATATTTACTGTATGATTTAATTTTTGCTAAAATTTTACCTTCAAAATATATATTTGCTACAAAAATTAACACTATTATTCCTATAAATAGTTCTAATTTCATAATTTATATAATTAGTATATTATAATTATATAAACTTAGTATTTATTTTAAAAAGAAAAATAAATTATTGTTATT